GAGGAGGTGGCTGGATTGCCGGGGTCGAACCTGACCCGCCACTCCATGGTGACCATGAAGTCGATGTCGGCAGCTGGATTGTTCTCCTGCATGAACACGATCGGCGATAGCGCAGCCGACCTGGAGACAGAGCCGCTGTTCCACGTGAACGCGGTGCCCGCCGTGTCGTTGACTTTGGCGAAATCTGCGTACTCCGACATGTCAAGAGGATAGGCATTCGCTTTGACACCTCGTAGTGCCAGCTTGCCCCCCGCCAGAATGCGGGGTGAATAATATGAAATGACACGCGCCTTAATCTCGTTCCACGTCACCGTTGCCGGCGAGTTCTGGAGATTAAGCTGCTGATTGACACGTGTCATGGCGAACAGTCCGCTTGCAGCTTGTAAGGCTGCTGGGTTTACCACCTGTACGGTGAGGGACGCGGGCACGACTTCTGCGGCCTCGCCCAACTCCGAAATAGGCATGAGGATGGGCAGCGTGTTGTTTGCTGCGGTAACATCTGCTGCGGCGTTGACATCTTCAATCCCGCACCAGTTGTTCCATCCCGTGCTGGTACCTCGCGTCATGAAAGGCGCGAACATCACGAAAGACGCGGATGTCCTATGCAACCGCGTCGTCCGAATGACGGTGTACGGGCCAACCGCCCTAGGCAACCCAAGCGTCCGAGGGATGCGAGCATCCAACGCCTTAATACTTTGCGCCAACCCGTTATTGGCTCGCGACGTACCGAAGTTCCTTCGGGGAGCTGCAACTGTAGACTGGGCGAGCACCCGGCTCGCGTTGTGTCGCATCCCTCCCCTGGCTTTCTTCTTAACATCGCGCTTCACTCTGTTGATGTCGCGCAAGATCCGTGTTCTCTTCTGCGGCTTTGCCATAGTGTACGGCAGGTAAGCTACTGAGGATAAGGCGGATGGTGATTAGCATGCAAATAGTAGCGATAGTAACTCAAGGGGTGTCCCTTGGACCGAATTAAACTGCTCCCGACTGGAGCGCGATGAGGTTGCAAGTCTCGTGCACCTAAGCAACAATGATCACGTCATGGGCATAGCGGTTTGGCTCCTCCTAATCCCGTCGCTCATCATCATTGACAGCACACGCCATGGGAACGCCCATGCACGGTTCCGTAGCATTCACGTGGACCCCTACCCAACTGCAAGCCATTACTAGCAGGCAACCAGGGTTGACCGACGACGGCCAATGTGGATGGACACCCACCTTACGTGTGGCGTGCCGGGGGTCTCTTGTAGGAGTTTCAAGCGCTGGCCATGCGCGAGTGGGGACTAATTCCACTCCTCCACTGGCCTTCACCTCAGCAGTGTCCCGTTCACTGCACCAGGCTTCCACCTTCCGAGCATCGCTCTCGGCTAGGCAAAAGAATAAGGCTGACACCGCCGTCATGGGACTTGCCCAACGCTACGACAACACATCATCCACCACTTGATGTGCACACCGGGATCCGGACAGGTAAAACGGATTGGAATGTGTATGTCATCTCACGCCTACCCGTTATCTTGGCAGACGCTCCCCTCCCCTCCGACCGACGGTTGCCCGACGGTTGGCGAGTTTACTATCTGTTAATTAAACTTCATTCATTAATCACCTCATGTGCGCCAGCTGAGCGGCACCGATTCACGGTATGCCTGCCACTCATGGCATGTTGCCAGCGTCCATGGGTAAAGGACAAAGCGGTCCAACTCCGCTGGGTCCACCTCCCATCCCATACGTTTGAGGAGTGCCAACTCCTGCGTGGGAGTCACCCCTGCATTGAGGTCTTCCACCTCAAGCAGCACACCTTGGGTCGTCAATCCCTCGGTGCCCAACCTCATATTCATCTCCCTATTGTCCGAACCTTCGCCGGCGTGCACCTCCTGTGCATACTCTGCGAATTTCCGGGACACAGATGGCAGTAGTCCGGCGTATTCAGCGGCTCTGGCCACTGCGTTGGACTTGGCGACCGCAGCGAGTTCTGCTGCTGTTCCGTCGCGTACGGCCATACGTGCGGCGGTCGACGTGCTGACGCCGCTGTTGTTGATGCAGCGTCTGACGTCGGGGCAAATAACGCCCGTAGGGTTGCCTTCATCGCAATCGACAATCCATCCGACGAAATTCGCTTGATCCGTCGCATAGACAATCTTCATGTGAAAGCCTGCCCTGTCCCACCAATTCAGGAACGCTTTGTTGAGCGCGTCCCCCTCGACCATAGCAGGAAACAAGCAGCACAATGAGTCGTCGCCTTCGAATGCGCCCGCCCACCATCTCCGCGTGCCTGTCACGTCGACCCCCCATCTGACTTCGACTTGGAGGAATCGCCATGGCTCCTGGTACACCGCGCACAGCCAATGCAATTGGTTCACCCACCAATTCAGGCAGCTTGTACCGCGATGGCCTGACCTGCGGATCGCATCGATGGACATCTTGACCTTCGACCAGCCATTCTGGAAGAACAATTTGAGTGTGTTTGCTTCGCAGCACTTCAAATGTTCATCCGCCCACTGTGCGGGCACCACGCCGTATCGAATGAGGACCTCGCATATGTGCTTCAACACAGGGTTTTCACAGCACGCACGCATTATGGCGTTGCATGTTGTGTCCCATGCGGACCCATCCCCCTCGATGGCCTTCGCCAACTTGTACGCCATGTTCCTCAAGCATCGTTCGACCGCTTCACGCTTCCTTGCATGCTTAATCGATCGTACCTCGAAATGGGCGAACAATAGATCCTCAAAACACTTGATGGTGAGCAGCGCCATGAGCTGCCCACCATCGCCATCCGCTATGAGGAATCTGGGCGCCTTGCCCAACGGCATGTTCTCCAGCTTGACGCTGGTCTTCAACATGAATTCGGGAAATGCCTCCGTTAAGAGGTTGTTCAGGCTCGCTTCGAACCTGCTGGATGACCATTTACTGGACACACACTCGGCGAGGTGCAGATGAGATTCGGCCCACATCTCAATGTTCTCCTTGGAGAAGCAAGCTCTCTGCTTGTTCTTCCCCATCGCTTCATTAAGGAAGCGGCCGATCTTCTTCTTGTCCACGATCGTCAACGTGCACTTCTTCTGCTTCTTCGTATAACGCTCGCTGATAGCCGCTTGGACGTTTGTGGATGTGTTGGAGTAGACGTTAGGCGGTGATGCGATAGGCGCGACGACTGCACCCACCACCTGCTTATGCTCCAACTCCTGCCCGTCAAACTCCCTACCGATGATTGCACAGCCAGCTTGCGTGTGCATCAAATCGCCTACGGAGTTCGCGATTATCTCGGCGTCAGCCGGTGTTGCCCCCCCATGGGTGGGAATCGAATTTTCAGGGACGGCGGCCAGCATGGCCGCCACCTTGGCCTCTTCCGCTGCCAGTGCGTCGAGAAGGTTGATAACGACGCTTGGTGTTTCACTTGGGTCGTCGCCAACATTGGACTGTTGGCCACCATTGACGACTACCGGTGCGCTTTGAGGTGCTAGCGCTGCCGGCGGATCATTCGGGACCTCAATCGCACCCTCCTGATCAATAAAATCATACAATGACATACATCGCGTGACTGCGCCACCTGCGACAGGTGGTGGCGCTGGTTGCGGGATCGCCGGTTCCGCTCCCGCTTCCTCGCATGGTGGCGTCCCATAGCGAGGCACTCTTTGCTCTGGAGGCCTGATCGTTACGTTCCAACCCGCTATTGCCGGTTCGGGGCCTTCATCATCGAATACCCCATTCACAATCCTCC